GTTTTAAGCACAGAAGATTAACAGAAACAAAAACAGTAAGTAATGGAAAAGAATGAACAGTTTGAATATTGGTATGGAGTGTTTTTTATTAAACAGTACTCTAACAGAGGTAAATTAATAGACGGGACTTACGTAGAGTTTTTTAACCAACTCCCTCCTTCAATGCAATGGGGTGTATATTTAGAGTTCTTTGATAGTGTTGGGATAGTTATAGAAATAGAAGCTGATAGATACCAAAACAGTATAATGGGATGGAAATACTACATTTCTGGAAGTAGTGTGTTTTATAACACAAGACAAGAAGCCCAAACCGAAGCAATTAAAAAGGCTTTTGAAATACTAAACAGTAAGTAAATGAACATACTAAAAATAGAACTTGAACCTGGCAATTCTGATGTAAGAAGTTTAGTTGTAATTGAAGAAACTAAGCGCGATATAAGATTAGTATTAAAAGATTGTGAAGAAACTATAACTTGGAGATTCAAAGATAAGTCTATAAGTCAAATTACTGAATCAATCAGAAAAGCAGAGAGGGCTATGACTGTCCTTGAATGTCTGCAAAATAATTTAAAAGAGAAATTAATAAAACAGTAAGTAAATGAAACTAATCTAACCCAACGATTTCACTTATTTGATCACGGGTAAATCCTAATCCTTCACCTGCCAGAATAGCAGCGGCCCTAGCCTTACGTTCAATTACCTGGGATTTTTTAACCTCGTCAGCTTGTAACACGGCCAAATGATCATACTTCAATACAAGTGTTTCACCCTTATCGAGTATGCCCCAACGTTTAGCCAGACCGTTTGCAAAGTCTTTACTGATTGGAATTATTGTATCTTGGTAGGCTAACTTTTCACCGCCTTCGATATTATCGTATTTAGAGCCGTTTTTGCTGGAAAACATATTTTCATTACCTCCGAATATATCAACCAACGTTTTGAAATTGGCTTCGATCTGTTCGTTTAGTAGTAAATCTTTTGTTGGAAATGTTGCTGGTGTGAATTTCATCGCCTTGTTTGAAACGACAACGCTGGATTGTTCGTCACCAATTCCATAAGTACGAACTAATTCTTTTGACATCTTTTCGCCCTCTTTGGTTGTAAGTGCAACCGATCCCGTTCCATCCTTCGAGTCACTAGACCAAACACCCAGCGCCCCCTTTTTGGCTAATATAACATTGTGATAACCATAGGCCAAACGAATATTTGATATACACATGCGCCCAGATTCCAGATTCGAATTGCCTTTCAACGGATCGTCTGGGTCTGGCATTGAAAACTGAATAACTTCTTCAGTCGTGAATGTTTCGTTTTGTTCTCCTTCTTGGTCCTTAATGAAAGTATAATTTGAAATGATTTCACTTAATTCGGTTTGTTTCCAGATTTTCCCCGTTCGGTTTATAACCATTCGAGACGGTGACAAATTCCATAAAGCTTCTGGAACTTCTTGCATTGATGAGCCAATCAAACTATAAACAAATGTGTTTGCATAAAGGGACCGCTGAACGTACCATTGAAACAAATATTCATTCCTTGATTGAAAAACGTTTGGATTTTCTAGCAATGCGACAAATTCAGAATTTTCAATTTCTTCGCCGTTCTTGTCAAGGTGCGCCCAAATACCATTTGAAAACATCAAGGCCAAACGGTCAACAATTAAACGAACCTCTGGAGTTGTTAAATACATTTCCCTTTCGTTTCCCGTAATAGTCACCCACTGTTCCTGTTTGCTGAAATTCAAAGGCATTCGTGAAAAATCTGGTTGATGTATGTATTTGTTATTTCTTGACCGTCCACGAAGCGAACCGATTGTATTATTCCAAAATCCTGAAGACATAATTAAAATTATTTTTAACAAATATAGAACAATCACGCAAATTTTTAATAGATTTGTTGAAATTATACTTGTGATCCAAAAAACGAAAATAGATATTGCCAAACTGGAACAGTCCAAAAAAGCAAAGAACAAGGCGATTCAAGGTGATAAACAAATCAATAAGAATGGAACTACCAAATTTTGAAACAAAAGAAGATTTGTTCGATCATCTTATCGAAAACAAAACTTTATTGATTAATCAGAAAAAATCTGAGTATAAAAAAGCCGACGCCATTTCTTGTATAATTGAAGGCGACACGAACAAAGCCGCTGCAACTATTCCAGCCGACACAAATAAAATTCAAGTTCGTTCTGTAATCAACACAACCAAATTAATGGATTCGCATTCTGACGTTCATATTGATGGACTTTGGAAAAAATCATTAAGGGAAACAAAAGATTTGATGCTATTGCAAGAACATAAAATGTTATTCGATCACGTTATTTCGGACCAGGTAAAAGCATTTACGGAAACATTATCATGGAAATCTTTGGGTTTTGGACGTTTAAAAGGAGATACACAAGCATTGATTTTTGATTCATTGGTTGAAAAGTCACGAAACGAATTCATGTTCAACCAATATTTAAAAGGGTTTGTTAGAAACCATTCGGTTGGTATGCGATACGTGAAAATATTTCTTGCAATTAATTCTGAATCAATTGAACATAAAGAAGAAAAAGCAACCTGGGATAAGTATTTTCCAGAGATAGCCAATTTCAAAGACGCTGAAAATCAAGGGTTCTTTTGGGCTGTTACTGAAGCAAAAGTGATTGAAGGATCCGCCGTAGTAAAAGGAAGCAACTTTGCAACACCGACTGAATCGGTTGAAGCAAAACAAGATAATGAGCCGCCGTCTGGCACTCAGATTGATGAGCCGTTGAAAGACACTCGAAAAGGATTATTGTAAATTATAAACTAGGAAGGGAATGAACCTGACCACAAAAAAACAAAAATGAAAAAAGATATTATAGTGCCAGACTTTACTGAAAAGACACTTGTAGAAATGGAAGCATTATCGTTTGAAGACTTAGCAAAGTATAGACAAGCTGAAGCGGAATTTATGTCTAAATCTTTAGAATCAAGACTTCAAAAGCAATTGGATGATATAAACGAAAAGCGTGAAGCTGGTGAAGATACGTCAAAAGAAGTAAAAGACCTTGAAGAGAAAATGACGAAACTGGTTTCTGAAACAAATGCACAAGGGTTAAGATTGAAATCAATCGCTGAAAAAGGTTTCGCCGTTGGTACTAATGCAGCTAAAACAGTTCAAGACGTTCTTACTGAAAGAAAAACAGAATTGAAAGAGTTTGCTGAAGCTAAAAAAGGAACTTTTATCATGGACGTTTCTGTAAATAAAGCGTCTCAAACTGCTGGAGATATTACAAGTGGAACAGATTTCGCTCAAATGTTGCCTGGTGTTGGTCAAATCGCAAGAAAAAGAACATACATAAAAGACAGAATTAGAGTTATTCCAACTAATACGGAATACATTAAGTATTTAGATCAAGAAACAGTTGTTAGAGATGCGAAAAACGTCGCTGGTTGTGCTGCTTCAACTCACTTGACAAAACTTACTTGGCAAACAAGAACAGTTCAACAACAAAAAGTTCGTGATTATATCGACGTTTGTATCGACATGTTATTCGATTATGACTTTGTTGACGCTGAAATCAGAAACTTAATTGAAAGCTCAGTACAATTAAAAGTTGATAATAATCTTTTGCTTTCGAACGGTGTTGCACCGAATCCAAATTCTATTGATTCAGTTTCAGCAACGTTTGCCGCTGGCGCTTATGCTTTACTTGTACCGACTCCAACAATCATTGATTTAATCGTTGTAGTAGGTGCTCAAATTAAAGCGTTAGGACAGGAAAATTTCTGGACAGCTGATACATGTTATATCAATCCAGTTGATTTGACTTTATTGAAATTATTGAAGGACCAAGATGAAAACTTTATCAAAGGGAATTCAATCGCACCTTCAATCATAATGGATAGAGCTGGGAATATCGTTGTTGACGGAACAATTGACTTGATTCCAAATCCAAACGTTCCAGCTGGTGAAATGTATGTATTTGACTCTACACAGGCGCAAATCTATCAAGCTAAAACAGCAACGATTGAAATGAGCTTCGAGAATGCAACGAACTTTGAAACTGAAACGGTTACAATCAAGGCTTACGAACGTTTAAACATGTTAGTAAGAAATGTAAATGCAAACGCTTTCATTCATGTTCCAAACATTACGACAGCGATCGCAGCGATCAC